GTCGCACATAGCGCCTTCAACTTTTCAGAATCAAGCAATCTTTTATAAATCAAGCTTATCAGATTCATCTCCTGCTCCTTCCTCCGGATATTTCACGATCGTCTGCATATCCTTGCTGTATCGAATTTCCCAATCCCCGTTTGCCACCTCGTCAGCATAAATAAAAAAGTGGTTCGTGACATTCCCTATCTGCGGTGGATATTGCACAGTGACCTTGTTTCCCGTAACAGAAACGACAAACCCTTGCTCCCCTTTGCTCCAGCTTTTATGCTTTGCATATATCAAGGTGCCGCGCTGTATTTCCTCCGTATCGAATACGTTAGTCGGATTCCTAATAATCAGCATATAAACCTCCTAAAAATCAGAAAAAATCGAATCAACCTCCAGTTCCACATCGTCCAAAATAGGATCCACGAATGGTCTTGCCTCCATTTTTTTCGTTCCGTCTTCAAGATATCCGGCATATGAAGCTTTGGAGTCCGCGTAAGCCGTTATAGAGATGCTTGAGTTCGAGTTTCCTCCATTCATTCGCACACCTGTCTTCCACGCTCGTCGCAGGAATCCCGTCCTCACCCCGGGAGGGTTTCCCGGTGATGATGGACTTGGGTTTGTGAGAACTTCTATGGCGCTATTCCGCATGGCATTTGACACGCGGAACGCCTTGGACATTGTCTTTTGATTTACCTCCCTAACCGCCTCACGCACAGCTTGGCGGATCGCTTCGGATGCTCCTCCAGGTGTCATCTCAAATCATTCCTTTCTTCTGCGTAATAGATTGTTGCCACGCCCAACGAACCGGCATCATCTATGGCAAGCACAAGAAATAACCGGCTGTCCATCGCGAGAACGTCTCCCTTTTTGGCAGCCGGACCATCCCAACTTACAATAGTGTGGGTTAGGGAGTGCTGATCCTGATCCCACATGTGCTTAGTCTTTTCGCGGTCATCAGTATCAGCTTCTGCCAAAACACCATTGACAAGAATCCCTGTATCCTTATATTCCACCACGGGAAGCCCGATGCTTGATATGTCAGAGTCTTTTCTTTTTACCAGGAACTCTTTAAAAAGATTTCCCGGGCGAAAATACATAAGCACATCAGCCACCCTCCCTCTCCGTAGACATCATACCGGTGTAGAAATAAGGCCGTTCACATTCATTTCCTTGTGCCGAAATAGCCGCTGCGGAAAGGCAGTTCTGTGCCACCGATGCTTTGAGCTTCTCGTATTCTTCCTGCCACAACTTTGCCCGATTTCCGAACTGTAACGATAGTGGACCTGTTTGTGTATCAACCTCATAGGAAAAGCGCCTAAAAATAGTCTCTAAGCAGGCCAGCTTTGCCCGCTTCCAGTTCTTGTGCATTTCAAGTATGGCTGTGTATTCTTCATCAGTAAGAGCGCAAGTTTTCTCCTTCCCCTCTACCATTGTATCGCCAAGCTCAAAACGCATAAGGTCTTTCCCTCGTTCAGATAATTTTCCAGGATCGTAACTGTATGCTCCTGCCATTATTCATCACCTGCGCTTTCCTCCTGCACATCCTCTTCAAAGTTGAGTTTTGCGGCGGCCGCTTCTGTTGCTTCTTTGATAGCTTTTCTCGAATCACAAGCATTAAGCAGAATCAGAACTTTCTCGTCCTCGATCTCCTTAATAGTCTCTTTTGCTTCTCCGGCGGTCATCTGCATTACCTCTGTAGCTTTGCATATCTGTTCTTCGTTACAGTGAAGAATCATCTTTCCATCCCTCTGGTTAATCGGGATTGCAAACTCAACCAGACCTACGAATGCGCCAGTGACGACCGGTTCGCTCGGATCTCCCCCACCGGCAGCGATCGCAATCACTCCAAGCTTCTCCTGCGCTTTGGGATTGATGACGAATTCAGACGGAATTTCATCGCCAATGTAAAAGGTCTGCCCATTAAACGAACAGGGCTTTTTTGCTATCAGCCTCATAAGCTCCCTCCTTAAACAGCGTCTTTAAAGAACATTCCAAGATCATCTGCCGTTTTCTTCATATCGCTTGCCATAAGTCCTTCTACATATTCCGAATGTGTTCCATTTTCACCCAGATAATTGAGGACCGGAAGGATCTGGCCGTCGCCAAGCATATCCCAAGTGAAGATGTACCCTGCGCTCGGCTCATCAATAGACGGATTGTTGGTAGCATAACAGAGCAGGATTGCATTCGGATCTCCGATAAATCCCATGTCTGCATCAGCCCCCATCGCTGCCTTGTTCATAATGGACTGCATAACAACTACCCTTTCAGTGCTGAAGAGCTGGGAAAGAACATTCAGATTTACGTTCGCCGGATTCATCGTTGATCCGCCATATTTTACTCTTTCGAGGATTCCAGGATGGTTCTTCAGCGCAGTAAACACATTTGCCCCAAGCCCAATACGGTTTGGTCTGCGTCCAGTCAGCTCCTGCATCTCTGTTGCTTTCTCATCGAAAAACTTAACAGGATCAGAGTTATCATTTGAAAACTTAATGAACTGCTTTCCAGATACGCTTGTTGAATCAACACCAGTGTATTCATTGGACCAGACTCCAGACTTAAAGAAGCTGCCCGCAAACAGTACATCCTGATGGATATTAGCCTGCTCAGCGATTGTCTTTGTCCTCTGCACTCTCGGATCTCTTGTTGCCGGTCCCTGGCGGCGCTGAAGATCCGTCTGTCTGATCTGATCGATCCCCATAATCATCTGGTCTACTTTGCAGTTATATGTTTCCGTATGCTCGGATACAACAGCCGGAGCAACTTTGCCATATGCCGGCTTTCTCTGCCAGCTATCTCTCAGCAAATCCTCTTTGTCAAAAATGTAGTAATTATCGGATGACAAATCTACCGGGCATACCGGAAACAGGGATTTCGCAAAATAATTCGCTGAATTCTGGTAGTAGGACAGTGCCATGTTAGTCAGTGCGGTGTGCGGTCTGAATGCTCCCTTTGCAATCTCTGCCGCAATTCCCTTTGTAGTGTTTCTCATGTGTTATTCCTCCTTTTTCTATTAGCCTTCTCCACCGGCAGCCGCCGCTGCTTTCTGGTATTTGGTGATCTGGATGCAACAGTATTCGTTTGCCTTTGCACTGGATAATGCAATGCCCAAAACATAGTTTCCGTCAGTCGCTACCTCAGCAAGTCCGTTCGCTCCCGCCGTAATCTCCTGTCCTTTTGTGATTACGGCACCGGCGAGAACGAAGCCGATATCCTTTACCAGAATGTCCACATCGTCCCCGATGGCCACCTTCCCGGACTCTGCTCCAGAGATGTCGTTGTAGCCCACCTCGATAAGGGCGACTCCAACCGGAATATCTGTGCCTGCCGTAGCAAGAACCACATTGCCGTTTCCGTCATATTTCATAATCTTATTTCTGCAGTCGGCAATTTCAGCGCCTGCTTTTTCAACGATCGTTGCGGAATTATTGATCTGTGTTCCGTTAAAATTCTTTGCCATAAGTCTTTCCTCCTTCCTTAAAATCCTGCCTCTTCATCGTAAGAAGCCAGTAACTCAGGATTGCTTTCCCACGCTTTTGCGAGAGCGTCCGCATAGTTCAGGTCCGGATCTTTTTCCATATATCCTTTTGCGATAGACTCTACCTGCGCTTCAGATTTTCCCTTCGCAACGGATGCGTGACTTCCTCTTCCAGATTTCCCGATCTCGGAAAAGATACCGGAATTGTCAGCCATTGCAA